AATTATCAACTTAATTTATAAAAAAATTTATATAATTGATAATATTTTATATAATTCATCTAGAACTTTTTGATTTTCTTTTTTACATTCTCTGTATAGATATTGTCTACTTCTTCCATCTTTTCTAGCTAAAACAGTGAAAGAAATATTTTTATCAATCATTCTTTTTTTTAATTCGATAAAGCTTTTCATTTTATCACCTCTAACATATTATAATATTTAAGTTGTTAAATGTCAACTTATTTTTAAAAATAAAAGCACTCTTTTAAAAGTGCTTTATAAATTTATAAATTTTCTTGAACTTTATTAAAAATGTCTTTTGTAATTAAAGCACATATAAAATAATCATTCATTACTGCAATTCTTGCTATTTCTTCATCTGATAAAGTAAAATCTAAATTATTATCATTTTTAGTAAATCTTATTTTTACATTTTTAGAATTAGCTATATCTGATATCATTAGCTGTTTATCTCCATCTATAATATATTTTACATTTTGATAACTTTTTCCATTTTCAAAATTTGAGTCTTGAGAAAATACATCACCTTTAATTTCGTATCTGTTTTCATCAGTCAAAACGATTATTCTATCAAAACTAAAATATTGATTATTTACACAAGAAAAAGTTATATTTCCCCTTATATAAAAATCATCTAAATAACTATTATCTTTTAAATCATATTCATAAGCTTCTATTTTTATTTTATCTGTTTTCTTTTCTCCAATAGGTGTTATTTTTCTCTCACGGTTAAAGTCATCTGTTTCTGAATTAATTTTTTCATCAACATCATCAATTGTTTTTGTAAAAATTTCTTTAGTTAATCCATAATCATTTAAAGTATTTTCAATTATTTTTTGGTATTTTTCTTCTTTTCTTATTTCCTTATATTCGGCCATTGTAATTTTTTTACTATCAATATTTGTGTTAGTTTTTTCTAAACTTTCTTTTTTTACATCTCCGTTTTTCTCACACCCAAATATTAAAAAGCAACTTAAAAATATTAAAAAAACTTTTTTCATAAAACTCCCCTCCTAAAATTTTTACAAAGGTTTTCTTGTTGAAACTATTTTTATAACTCTACCATTAATTTTTAAATATTCTTGTTTTTCTTCACTAATTAAAATATCATCATAATCTGTATTATCACTTTTTAAAATAACTATTCTTGTATTTTCATCTATAACTATTCTTTTAATAAAACTTTCATCATCATAAGTTACAACATATATTTTATTTTTTTGATATTCTGTATCATTAGGATCAACCAATGCAAACTCTCCCTCTACAATAGTTGGCTCCATACTGTTGCCCTCTATTTTAACAAAAAAGCAGTCGTTTGGAAAGTCTTCATCTAATATTGGCATTTTATATATTTCTTGTTCTAAATTTAAATATCCATTTCCTGCGCTTGCTTTTCCATATACAGGAAAATAAACGATTTTTCTCATTAAGTTTTTAATTTCAAAACTTTCTTTTTTAGTATGTATGTTAATATCGTCATCTAAGAAACCTACCATTTTAAACAATTCTATAACATCTAATTTTAAAGCTTTTGCTAATTTTTTTAAATAAATAGGATTAAGTTTTCTTTTCTTCCCGTTTTCTATTCTTGAAAGGTCTGACTTGTCTATATCTGTTTTTATCAACATTTGATTAGTACTATATCCTAACTCTTCCCTTCTATTTTTTAAAAAATTTCCAATTTCTATAGCTTTTTCTTCTGATAATTCATAATCTCTTTCTTTCATAAGAAAAACTCCTTTTTTCTTACATTTTAATACTTTCGTTGACATTTGACAACAAAAATATAAAAATAATTAAAAAATCAGTTGACATTTGACAACTAAAGTATTATAATAAGTGTATAGAAATAAAAAAAACAAATTTTTTTAAATATTAAGTTGACAATTAACAACTTAATTAAAAACTGAGGGGAATATGAAAGAAGCTAAAAACAGAAAACAACTAAAAAAGTTATTACTAGATGAAAGTTTAGTAGTAATTGAAAGAGTTGTAATAAACGATAGAACTGAATATTTAGAGGTTTCTAAGGAAATTAGAAATTTCTTAATAGAACAAATAAAAGGGCTAGATGTTAGCTACTATGAAAATGGTAAACAACATTTTAGACACGGATATACATACTACTATATACAAGAAAAAACAATAATTCCTGTGATAGTAGAAAATACAATACCACAAAATATAACTTGGAATTAAGGGAGTGTAAAAACTCCCTCAAAGGAGGAGAAAATGGAAAAATTACTAAACGAATTAAAAAATATTATAACAGATAATAAAAATTTAAAAATAAAATATGAATTAGCTTTTTCTAGCTCTAACAATGAATGGAAAATAAGTATATATTCTACATTCAGTCAAGATTACATTTTCAATGATTACGGTAAAAATTTTACTGTTCTTTTAGAAAATGCAATAAAAAAAGTAAAAGTTTTTATAAAAAAATAAAGGAGAAAAAATGAAAGAAGGAACAAAAATAATAATTACTGCTAATTATTCAGGAGTTGAAAAAAAAGCAATATTAGAATGTGTAAAAATAGATAATTTAGGTACTTGGTTTAAAAGAGAAGGAAAAAGAAGTTTAATTTTAGCTGATAAGAATTGGTTTGAAAATAAAAATAGAATTTGGAGGGTTATATGAAAATATTACAAGCACTGCAAAAATTAAATACTGAAAAATTTAATATAAATTATAACTTCAATTCTCAATACTGGGAATTAGTTATCTTTGATAAAGAATTTAACATTTTAGAAACTCATACAAATCAATATTTAAAAACTGTGTTAGAAAATCATTTCAATGAGAAAATAGATTTTAAAACTTCTAATGAAGCTTATTATCAAAGTGGTTACAGAAATTTATCATTAAACTTTGATAATAGCGACTACTCAGATAATTTTATAAATTTATATTTGAATGATAAATATGAGGATCAGCATGAAAGAACTTTAATTATAAAAGATATAGAGGATCTAGCTTCTAAGTTAGAAAATCTAAATAGTTTATTTACAGATTATGAGTTAGATTTAACTCAAATATTTAAGGAGGCTAGAGAATATGGCTTATATAGATAGTGAAAAATTAAAAGAAAATATAAAAAAAGTTATGGAAGAAATGAAAGAAAAAGATATTTCAAATAATGCAAAAGTAGGAATTAATGGAGGACTTGAATTAGCATTGTTAGAGATAGAGTGGATAGAAAAAGAATAGGAGGATAAAAATGTTAAAAGGAACAATTTTAGATAAATATTGGAACAAAGAAGAACTAAAAGGGCTTTCATTAAAGAGAGCCCTGGCAATAATACAACAAATGGAAATGTGGGAGGGTAAAGATGTTAGTAAAAAAATGATTTTGCTAAAGCTACATTTAAAGATGTTATCAGATTTAAAATTAAGTGGATATTAAAAATATTATAGGAATTAGTTTAGGAGGATAAAAATGAATATATATGAAAAATTATTAAAAGCACAAGTAGAATTAAAAGCACCTAAAGGGCAATATAACAGTTTTGGTAAATACAAGTATAGAAGTTGCGAGGATATATTGGAAGCCTTAAAACCTGTATTAGATAAGCTAAAACTAACATTATTTATTAAAGATGATGTTATTGAAGTAAATACAAGAAATTATGTAAAAGCTACAATAATTCTTGTTAATACAGAAAAGCCTGATGAAATTATAGAAACATCAGCATTAGCAAGAGAAGAAGAAACAAAAAAAGGTATGGATGGCTCACAAATCACAGGAGCAAGCTCATCATATGCTCGTAAATATGCTTTAAATGGTATGTTTATGATAGATGATACTAAGGATAGCGATAGCACTAATACACACGGAAAAGATGAAGCTAAAACAGATGAAGAAAAAAAACAAGCTTTCTTAAACAGTAAAGAGGGTATGATTGAAAGATTAAAAGAAAGTCTTTCAAACGATAAGTTAAAGAAAGTTTTGAGTGCTTACAATGTAAATGAACTTTGGGAAATGACAACAGAGCAATTAAAAGAAGCTTGTCAAAAAATATTTAAGAAATAGGAGGATAAAATTATGAATTTTTATGATGTAGCAAAAGATTATATTGAAAGAATGGAATATTTAGAACAAGGTATCAATGCAGAAACTGGAGAAATGACAGATAATTCAAATCAGTTAGCAATATGGACTGAGGAGCTTACACAAGATTTAAAAGATAAATCAGCAAATGTAATAGCAGTTGTTAGAAATCAAGAGCTTACTATTGAAGCTCTTGATACTGAAATTAAAAGACTACAAGGTATGAAAGATAATTTAAAAAAGAATTTAGATAAGTTTAAGACTTATATTAAGAGTGCAATGCTAGTAAATGGCATTGAAAAAATAGAAACTACACTAGGAAATATTAAATTTACTAAGTCTATAAGTACTGAAATCTATGATGAAAGTTTAATAGACAAGAAATTTATAGAAGTTGTAACAACTGAAAAAATATCTAAGGAAAAAATTAAAGCTGCTCTAAAAGCTGGAGAAGAAGTTCAAGGTGCTAAATTAGTTGAAAATAAAAATTTAAAGATAGGATAGGTGAGTTAATGAATATAGTTATTTTAAAAGGTAGGATTACTAATAGTCCTGCCTTACTGTTTGGGAAGTCTGGAATAGGATACACAAGTATTAATGTTGCTGTTGATAGATACAGCAAGGATAATAAAAGTACAGATTTTATAAATTGTACAGCATTTGGAAAAACAGCTGAGTTAATTGCTGAAAGATTTGTAAAAGGACAAGAAATTCTACTTGAAGGAAATTTGAAAGTTGATGTTTTTGAAAAAGAAGAAAAGAAACAGTATAAAACATCTGTAATGATTGAAAGAGTTGAGTTTTGTGGAAGTAAAAAAAATGAAAGCAAGGAAACAGAAGAAGGAAAAGCAACTGAAACGGATCCAAATTCTGATGAATTTCCTTTTTAAAAAAATATGATAGGAGCAGTTAAATGGAGAAATTAGGTTACAGTAGAGCGACACAAAAATTAATATATTGGCTTTTAGATGATTTTGCTAATTTTTGGCAAGGGAATGAAGCAGGAGCGAAGCCAAGCTTTATAGAATTAGCTTACACTAAGGAAGTAATGAAAGCTAAATTTGTAAAAATCTACAATGGTTTTGACACTGTTAAAAACGCTCAGACATTCCTAATTTCTTCTTTAATGAACAAGGATAATCTAACAGTGGACGAACTTACAGAAAATGTTTTAAAAGCATTACAGAGCCTAGCAATTCAAAATGGAGGTTTTAGCTTGTCATTGAATGCACTAACACAAAAACAAGCTAATGACTTTGTAAAATGGTTGTTTGAAATGGCTATCTATTGGGAGATACCATTAAGAATGGAAATAAGAGATTTATTTGCTCAAGATTATCACGACGCTTTTATTTATGCAACTTTAAAGAAAAAGATATGTTGTATATGTGGTAAACCTGGAGAGTTACAACATTTTGATAGAGTCGGAACAAGTGGATATAAAAGTGATACAGGACTTAATTATAGAGTGATGTGCTTATGTAGAGAACATCATGATGAAGCTGATAACTGTATTTCAAGAATTGATTTTGTTAAAAAATATCATTTGAATGGAATTTATCTAAATTCTAAACAAGTGAAAGAATTAAAAGGAGTCTATAAAGGACACTTTCAAGCATTTAAGGAGGATTAAATGAAAATAAAAGAATATGCAACTGAAAGAATAAAAGATATTGAAAAATTTTTAAAAGGAGATGGAATTGAAGAAAGTATAAAAAGAAATAACTATTCTGTTATAGAAATTCTTGATTATATAAAAGATATGTGTATGGCAGAGGTAAAAGAAACACTAGAAAGATTTGAAAAAAATTTTGAAATTTATTATGAAAGAAATGGCTTTGATGAAATTTCTGATGAATACATGCAACAAATAGGAACTTTAAAATCAGTAATAAATATGTGTAATGAATAACGACTATTTCTATTTTGGAAACAGTCGAAAAATACAGAGGTTAGTTATGAATAAAGATATGGAAATATTTTATAAAAAAGCCTTAAAAAAAATATTAAACTTTAAGGCAAGTGAATTTAGTACTGTTGAATTTGAACAAGTAAAAAGAAATTCAGAGAAATTAGAAGTTTATAGATTTGTGAGGAGGAAGTAATGGAAAAAGAAAATGTATTAGAGATAGAATATCAAGAAGTATTTGATAAGGTAGCAGTAAGAATTAAAAAATTAGACTATGATTTTTTTGCAGGAGGTTTATTAAAAGAAGATGTTGAAAAATATAACTGTAGTTTTATAGAAAGTCCAACAGATTTAGAAGAACGCATAATATGGTTATATGGTGATATTTATCTTTCAGATAAAGAGATTCATTGTTATTGTGAAGAAAAAATAAATAAAATAAAAGAATTTGTTGATTATGTGAATAAAGAATATGGGCTCTTTAAGAGATGGAGAGCAAAAAAAAATGAAGAATATTATTACACAAATAGTGTTGGCGACATTTGTAATGGTATAGAAGGAAATTATGAACTTGATAATAAAAGATATGAATTAGGTAACTACTTTAAAACAGAAAAAGAAGCTCAAATAGTTATAGATAGCAAAGAGTGGCAAGAGCTTTGGGAAAAAGTAAGAGCAGGAGAGATTGAAAATGATTAAGCATATTGTTAGTTTCAGTGGTGGAAAAGACAGTACAGCAATGCTTTTAATGATGTTAGAAAAAGGAATGCAGATAGATGATATCGTATTTATGGACACTGGAGTAGAGTTTCGAGAAATGTATGAACATATAGAAAAAGTTGAAGCTTATATAAATAGAAAAATAACTAAATTAAAAGCAGATGAAACTTTTGAATTTATGTTACTTGACTATGAGAAGAAAAAAGGAAAAAATAAAGGTCAAAAAGGGTATTCATTCCCAGATTTCAGAAATCGTTGGTGTACAAACTATTTTAAGCAAAGAGTAATTAAAAAATATTTAAAAGATAAGTATAAAGATTTTGAAATACTGGAATATCACGGAATTGCTGTAGATGAGCCAAAAAGATTAGAAAAAAATAAAAACAAAAATATAAAATATCCTCTTGCAGAGTGGAATATAACGGAAAAAGAAGCACTAGAATACTGTTACAATAAAGGTTTTGATTGGAATGGATTATACAAAAAATTTCATAGAGTTTCTTGCTGGTGCTGTCCTCTTAAAAGTCTGAAAGAACTGAAAGTGTTGTACAAAGAATATCCTAATCTTTTTAAAAAATTAGAAGAGTGGGAAAGCAAGACATATAGGAAATTTAGAGCAGATTATACAGTAAAAGAGCTTGTAGAAAAATTTACTAGAGAGATTGGAGGATGAGTAAATGATTAAATATGTTGCAACTGTTAAAATAGAAGGCTTTGAATTGAGCCGAACGATAAAAGTTGAATTATATAAGTCTTACTACTTGACAGATGATGAACTTGAAGAAGTTGAGAAAATGTTAAAAGCTGATTTAAAAAAGACTTATGGAGATATAGAAATCGTTAGTTATAATATAGGAGTGTGTCAAAATGGAGATTGATTTTAATAAATTAGCAAACTATAAATCTTTGGCTTATGGAGCTTCTAATATTGCCCAGTTAGGAAAAGTTAAAGAAGAATTTAAAGAATTATTAGACGAGGTTGTAAACAAAGATAGTTTTAGTTATATAAAGGATAGAGATAATTTTGTTAGTGAAGGACTAGACTTAATAACTGCTACTATAAATTTACTTTTAATAACTGGATTAAATGAGCAAGATTTTGATAAGCATATAAACAAGCTAGAATATTATAAAAATGTGAAATATAAAGATAGGTAAGGAGTGGGATTGATGGAAGCTTTAACATATAATGCTAAGGAAGTAATGGAGCTTTTAAAATGTTCTAGAGCAACTGCTTACAGAGTAATAGATAAGATGAATAAAATACATTGTAAAAAAAGTAAGCTAGATATAAAAGCTCTTTCAAGTGGGAAAATTAGTAAAAAACTTTTCCACGAATATTATCCAAGTAATTAAAAGATTTACAATTTTTGAAAGTGGGAGTAAGATTATATAAACTCCCTCTTTTTTAAAGGAGGATAAAATGAAAAATGAAAACGGAGCAGGCTCAATATACAAGCAAAAAGGTAAAAGGAGGAAATGCTGGATAGCTAGAGTTACTGTTGGCTTTGAAAATGGAAAGCAAAAAAGAAAAATTATAGGAACATATGAGAGTAGAAAAGAAGCACAAGCTGAGTTACTAGGGTACTTGAATAATCCTACTCTATATAGTGGTAAGACTTTTAAAGATGTAAAAGATTTATGGTATTCTAGTTATTCTAAAACAGTATCTAATGTTACTTTGAAAAATGTAAATAATCAACTAAAGAAATTAGAAGTTTTTGATGATGTTAAGATAAAAGAGTTAAAATTATATACATTACAAAAGTTTTTTGATGACTTAGAAAGTGCTTATCGCTCAAAATTTGTTCTCAGAAGTGCTTTAAATATGATTTTTGAATTCGCTTTAAAAAACGAATTCATAGAAACTAATCGTATAAAATTTATTGAACTAGGAAAAAATGAAAAGATAGTTGAAAGAAAAATTTTTACTACTGATGAAATAAAAATACTCTTTGATAATTTAGATTCTGAAAATAGATTTATAAAAAAAATGACTTATGCAACTTTAATACTAATTTATACAGGGCTTAGAATTAGTGAGTTTATGAACTTAAAAACTAAAGATATTGACTTAGAAAGAAATGTACTATCTATAGTTGAAAGTAAGACAAGTGCAGGAGTTAGAAAAATTCCTATATCTGAAAAGGTTATACATCTATTTAGAGATAATATAGACTATTCTAAAGAATATTTTTTGTTCAATAAACAAGGTGGACATTATAATTATGCTAATTTCTTTCAGCAATTTAAAACTATGCTTAATTTACTTAATGTGGAAGAACATACCATCCACGATACAAGGCATACATTCGCTACACTTCTAAATAATGCTAATGCAAATAGCACAAGCATTATAAAATTAATAGGACATACAGATTTCAAAATGACCGAAGAAGTCTATACCCACAAAGACATTGAAGAACTTAGAAAAGCAGTTAATTTATTAAATTAAATTTGTTGGCTACTTGTTGGCTACTGATGTAAGAAATATGATAAAAATAAGAATTAAAAGAAATATGAAAAAGTTAAAAAATATCATAAAATTA